AGAAGAGAAGCAACTCTTGGAGAAAAAGATTAGTGCTCTTGCTACCAAGGTTGGTTCTTTGAACACAAGTGCTTAATATCAATGGGGAGGAGTGGAGACTGCTCTTCACTTCCTCCAATCATCCCGCGCTTATGAGAAGCGACGGCTCCTATACAATAGGCGCCTGTGACAATACGACAAAGGCTATCTATATTCGAGAAGGATTACCGCCAGCTCTCACAAAGAAAGTTCTATGCCATGAGCTAACCCATGCTGCAATGTTTAGCTATGATGTAGAACTGTGTCTAGAACAAGAAGAATTGCTAGCTGATTTAATAGCCACATATGGTCAAGAGATTATATCCATGACGAATGGTATATTCTCGAGACTAAGAAAATAAGGGGAACCCAATCAAGGGTTCCCCTTTTTCTTATTGTTGTGCTTCTTCGTGGGTAGGCAAATCCATCACTTTGTTGTAATACTCCTCCGCCTGACCGTTTCCGCCAAGTCCATGGTATACCTTATAGAACTCGCTTAACTGCTCGTACTATTCTTGGGTGGTATATCCTTGTTTAATGTAGATTCTACACAGTTGGACTAACCGAAAGCGGTATGAAGAAATGATTAAATCTAAACGTGCCTAGTTTGCGACTTCCGTGTTTAACACGTGTTTTCGCAATTCCTCGATTTCTTCCTTTATCGGTTGAAGCTTGGTCTCAATCGCTTCATCCAAGTCTTCGCGCTTCTCGTTCTCTAAAAGAGTTTTATAGTTCTTCAACTGCTTAGAGAGATACTTACAACCTGCAAGAGCGCCCGCAGAAATTAAGCCGAAGACTATTTCCAAAAGGTGTTCGGTGATAAAGGCTCCCATAAAAGAAAATCCTCCTTTCTTCCACTTCTCTTATTATTTCAAAGTTTAATAAGAAGGATTAACTTATTTGGCCCAATTACCAAGCACACTGATTTTTCTTGATGTAGGCGGTACCGATGCAAATTGCATCGCTTTCATCCTGTGTGGCTTTAACATTGTATGTATTGGTAACATACTACTGTGCATTACGCTTTTGCTCTGCACGCGCCTTACCTTTTACCCCAAGAGCGGATTTCCAGGTAACAGCCATAATAGTGGAATAGGGGATTTTGAGGAAAGTGAGAAGTTCCATCAAAACACCTTGTACTTGTGCCAATACTTTGAAAGTGAGAATATTGTTTTGCTCTTGAATATCCTCAAAGACTACCTCATCGGGGAAATAAGTGTCAATTAGTTCTTCTATCTTAAGACGAAACTTCTTCAGACGAACTCCTACGATTTCATCATCAAAAGTGAATTTTCCATAGTCATGAAGCTTGCCGTCTTTAAATACGGCCCAACCTGTGGTACGCGAAGACTAGTCGAGCGCCAGTATAGTATAACTCATTCTTTAAACCTCCATTTATATCCATAGGCTGTAGTTCGAGCACCTCTACAAACCGCTAGGATATTACTAGCGCCACTTAAACCTTTGCCTATTGCTTTTGAAGCCTGGCCGCCAGATGGGTATTCCGCTAAAATATCGTTGGTTGTTTTATCAATCTGGAGCACTGGTTTAGCATTACTTGCTACGGTCCCCATCCTTGCCTATCGCAAAGCTTCTACTCCTTTTCGCTAGTCTTCGGGAGTTAAAAAATGTCGATTAGGATTATTTACAATCTTATCTCTATATTCCGCATTTTGCCAACGCTTTTTCATATGTTCTGACAATCTGCGGCGCCCATCCTCGGTTAAAAAGTCAGCATTTCCCGTTGGTTTACCACCCTAATGTAGGTTATATCCAAAATCAGGATTGGTTAATTGCATTTCTGCAATAACTTCTTTTTCTTTGTTTAGTGCCTCTTCCTCATTATCAAAGATAAAAATAACCTCTTTGATTATATTATCCCAACCATACTTCTAAATGGCTTTCCATACTAAGGGGCATTTCTCGTAGCCTTCTCCGTGGCCTCCCCATCTTTTATTAAGACTTCTGGAAGTAAAACCGCAATAATGCTTGCCGTTTGGGAAAGTAAATAAATAAATTTTGTATTGCTTTTCTTGCATAACAAAACCACCTTTCATTATATAATGAAAAAGGTGGTTGATGATTTATTTATTTTTGACCAATCTACCAAAATTTTTCTTATTGGATTGATCATGTTGACATAAAACAAATCACCTGCCGTTAAAAATTCTCATATATAATATATGAAAATTCCGGCAGGTGATTTAATTGAGTTTGCCCAACGGCTTAAATTTTTTACACCGTCTGTCCAGTAGAACCGAAGCCGCCCATTCTCTTGCCGCTGGCGGCGTCATCATCGGTTACGCTATAAGTCTTGATAATACCCTGGCCAATCTTATCTCCACGCTTAAGCTGAACAGCAAAAGGTAGAAGATTGATAACCTGGAAGAAAATCTCTCCCTCATTATCAGGGTTATCCGCGTAGTCGCGGTCGATAATGCCAATAGCATTACCAATAATCAGCCAATGCTTGAGAGGAGTAGAGCTACGAGCGCTCAACTCGAGATACTGACCAGGTTCAAGATACACCTTCATACCAGTAGAAACAAGAGGAACCTTAGCTTTAAGTTCCTTGGTCAGCTTGGCGACATCTTCCAAAGTAAGAGGGTTGATAAATCCATAGAAGTCAACGCCTGGAGTGTGCATTACCTTCTCGTGGATTTTATCTTTGAGGAAGTCATAAGGGGGGATAACAATATCTTCTGCCACAACAAAATCGTAACCTGCGGAATCCGAGGTACCGCGCTGTGGCATGGGTAGATCAATGTCTGCAAATCTGGAAACCTTTTCAAACTTAATCATGTTAGTTATCCTCCATGTTGATAATCATAACGCCCTCAGGCTCTTTCTCATTGTCGATAGTAATAGTGGCGGTAACCACCTGATACTCTTCGATGATTTCGCCTTTCTGCTTAATATACTTGGTAGCATACTTGAAGGCGGTCAGTTCACCAACAGAGTTCTTCTCAAGCCACTTGCGAAGACGCAGAGCATCCTCAACAGTGGCAACACGATATGTATTAGTTGTTTTTAGATTGTAGCACATATTAAATTACCCCAATGTCCAAAGTATTCTTGTTATACAGAGTTTTTGCAGAAGTCTCGATGACTCTCTTCATTTCGCTGTAAATCGCAAATGGAGCATGAATCTTTACAGCATCAATACCATGCTCATAGGCGCAACCAATCGCGGCTTCCGCGAGTTGCTGAATGTCTGAACTTACCTTTACTTGCTCTTGATGCCCGTCTTTCACGACTGAGATACGAGATTCAAAAGCAAAAGGGTCATACATAATAACCACTGTGTTCATAGCTCAATAACACCCCAATCGTAGGGAAACAGCATATACATGGAACACTCTTTTGTTTCCTTATCCTGCACCCAATATTCAATGTTATGGTCGTCTCGTGGAGAGATGTCCTTCATTGTGCAGCCACGGTTCTCGAGAATATCGAGGATTTCATTCCACATCTTAGAGTAGTCTTCATCCATATCGGTAATCTTAAAGACCGTGTAATCGCTCTTCTCTTTACATAAAAGCATGAAGTAAGAAGCATTTTTGTCAAGAGCCTTGTAGACACTTGCAGCCGCTTCTCTGAATTGTTCTTGTGTCATGTCTGACAGTTGTGCGTAGGCTTGTTTGTTAATGTCGTATAGTGTCATAAATCTCTCTCCTTCTGGTTATATAATAACATAACAGTTAAATTCTGTCAATCAGTAGTGCCCCTACTGCATTACCAGCGGCAACCACAAGTAAGAATAAGACTGACTCAAACGAAAGCGCATTGGCCATTAACACATAGCATAAATCAGCTATACAGTGTTCGGCTCCGCACAGAATAAAACCAGCTACGCAAATAGGAACCATATAGTCTTTACCTCTGCGGTAACAAGCAACAGCACTATAAATGAAGATGCCACATATAACACCCTCAATGAAAGTAATGGGTAACGGTGCAGACAATTTGGTGGCAACCACTGAACCTGCGGAACCGATCGGAAAGACTAGGCTCCCGCAGGTTCCAATGATATTGCCAATCAGAATAACCAAGTTATCCCTTACATCTTCTTTACTCTTGATGTAGCCTACTGTGCCAGTGAATAACTTAAATTCCATATTTAGAATTAAAAATAGTCCAATGGAGAACAGGAAGGCTCCAACAATTCCATTAAACTGTAAATAGATACAGCTTGCTATTGCTATGGATAAACCGCCGAGAATACTTTTCTCAAACAGTTTCATGAAGGTAAATCACCCTTTGGTTACGACTACCTCTCATGGGAAGCGTAATGTCACGCTCCTCTTCTTTATATGGGCCATCGATAATACAGTCGGCTAGCTCCAAGATTCTTTTCATGTGGTTGTCAGAGACTTTCAATAAGTCTTCGTATTGATAACCCGTCCAGATATAAACCTTGGTATTTGGCAGAGCCTTTTTAACTGATTCGATGACCAAGTGTGTCAAGAACAAATTGTCTTGACACAGTGGTTCTCCACCCATGATACACAGGTCTCTATTGATATTATTGGCTTGTAGGCCTGCAATAATGGACTCAAGGGTTTGTGGAGTAAACTCTTTTCCTCCCTCAAAATCCCATGTCTCTTGGTTGTGACAGCCTTTGCAATGGAAAGGACAGCCTTGGGTAAAGAATGACAAGCACACACCTGGTGCTGATGAAAAATCGTTGTAAATGATACCACTATATCTCATGCTTTACTCTCCTCAATTTCTAACTCTAGGTCTTCAATATCATCCATATCATCGGTAATAATGTAATAATAAATACATGAGCAATATGGATGATACGGTGGAAGCGGTATGTTTTCATCTGCGGGATATTCTCCCTCATAGTCAGCACAACCACTCTCACAATCAGCCCCAGAGGTTTCTATTACAAGGATAGTTGCAACTGGAGCAATCTTATTTGAGATTACTCCATTGCGAATGATTAGAGTTTCATTCTCAAGCAGTCTATCCAACATGGTAGAAAGAAAGAGACTAATTTCTTTTTTGGAGTGTCCTTCTTCCACCATGAATTTTCCGGTTTGGCAATATTGCTTTATTCTTTCTTCAAGAGTTTTGCCGTCACTGCGATAAGTGAGCGATAATACATCTTCGATATCGAATTCTTTTACTTTCGAGTAAATTTTCTTCATTTCTTGAGATGTAAAACTATAAGCCTTAGTTAATGAGTCAATAAAGATTTCCAGTATTTTCTCACTACCTTCTTGCCAATCGAATATACCATCTATACATTTAAGCACAACAGACACAATTTTTTCAAGGTCTTTGTCCTTAGAGGACAAAAGCGATGAGTTCATGGCTTGTATCCTGGCTTTAAGTTCTGCCCTAGTCATTCTAGCCTACCTGCGTGCTTTACTCTATCATCAGCTTCAGAGATTTTTCCTTTATTAAAAGCAGTTTTATAGTTGCCAGTCAAATAGCCTGTAACTCTTCTGAGCTGCTGAATATTCTCGCTTTCACATACTGGGCAATGGTCGTTAAACTCGTCCATAAAACCACATTCAAGGCAGGTGTCATTTGGAACATTGATTGCAAAATAGGGGATGTCATGTTCCATGGCATAACGAACGAGAGTCTCTAAAGCGTCAATATTGTGTTTTACTCCACTATCCAATTCAACATAGGTGATACAGCCAGCAGAAGAATATCCGGTGAGTTGGCACTCAATGTCAATCTTCTCGAAGGGAGACATTTCTTTCCATACAGGTACGTGCATAGAGTTAGTAAAGTAATCTCTGTCAGACACGTTAGGAATCTCGCCATACTCCTCCTTAAACTTAGACATGGCGGTATAGCAGAGGTTTTCTGCGGGTGTATAATACACACCGAAGTTTAACTTATACTCTTGCTTAAACTCAGCGCAGCGATCTTTGTATAGTTGCTCAATACGTTTAGCGAGTTCCATGCCGGCCGCAGTAGTATGGTCACAGCCAATCAAGATTTGCAGTGTTTCTGCCAAACCAAGCTGGCCGAGAGATAGTGTACCGTGTTGCAATGCACTACGAGTAGTTTTGCCATCATATCCTGCCATCAGACCATTTTCATACATGAACTTAGCACTTTCGGCAGGCTGTGCGCAGATATATTCAAAACGTTCAATGAGTATATCTTTAGCTTCATGAATCTTCTGGTCTAGGAAATCCATAAAGGTTTCGACGCAAGAGTCATCTCCACTAGGATTATTCTCCCAGTATTCTTTGGCTTGCATAGCAATAGTTGGCATGATAATGGTTACAGGGCAAATATTGCCGCGTCCATCTTTCTGTTGCTTGAGACCGTTAATATCGAAACCATTAGCGGTTCTACAACCCATGGTGCTGAAATAAGTGCTAGGGTCATTGATATCATAACCAGCATTACCGCTCCAGTCAACGTTGGCGTAGTTTGGATATAGACGAGTGGCAGTAGACTCTAAAGCCATGCGGAATAGGTCATAGTTGGGGTCGCCAGGTTTTTGGTTAACACCCTTCATGCACTGGAAAATTCCGCAAGGGAAGATAGAGGTCTTGCGCAGTTTGCCTAGACCCTCTTTGGATACTTCCAGCAGGGCCTTGGTTACCATGCGACCCTCTGGTAGAGTGCAAGTACCATAGTTGATAGAAGTGAATGGCAGTTGGTTACCACTACGAGATTGCAGGGTATTTAGGTTGTGGTACATACCCTCAACAGCCTGGTGGGTTTCCTTGATGGTCATATCAAGAGCGTATTGATATGCAGCATCGAAAGTTTTATATCCTTCATCATCAATAGGCAAGCTATTGGTAATAACACCATCATACTTGGTAGTATCAATGTTGAGGATATATTTACAACCTTCCTTCCAGTGCTTATAGAAGCTCTTGCGCACGTATGGAACCATGGTCCAGTCGAGGTGCGTAGCAGATACACCACCGAATTGTTGTAGACTTTGTAACTGGAAAATAACAGCCACAAGCTGGAAGGCAGTATTGATAGAGCCGGCTGGGCGTACATCAGTCTGACGAGTATTGAAACCTCGTGCCAGCAGGTCATCAAAAGGAATGGATAAGCAGTTGTGCATACCAACGGCATATGCACTCAAATCGTGGATATAGATTTCATTGTTAAGATGATTGCGGCGAGCCAGGTCTGAGACGCAGTAATCCAAGGCGTAACGCTTCATTTGAAGGTCACTACCGGCACCTACACGTCCGCCGAATGACATTTCGTCTACATTGGCGTTTTGGTTTTCAATGACTTGACCACTAATCTTCTCAGAGAAGGCTTTGATGAAATCATCGCTACCCTTACGGGCAACCTCTCTCTTGTATCTGTATCGAATGTATGCCTTGGCAACATCTCTACGCTCAGAACGCATGAGATAATCTTCAATCATGTCTTGAATAGTCTCTACGCTCATGGCATCAGAGTTGATTTTTACGACATATTTAACTTCATCGGCGATGTCGTTAGCAGTATCTTCTTCATATAGTGTACCATCAACCTCGATGAAAGCCTTGTTGATAGCATTTACGATACGGTCTCTGTCGAATGGCACAAGGACACCATTTCTCTTCTTTACTTGTAACATCGTATTAAAAGTCCTCC